TCTACAGCGCTGGCGCGTCGGATTTGGTCTTCGCTAATGCCGTAGCGTCCGAGCCGGATGACGGTGAACCGGTATTCGGTGAAGCGCTGCTCACGGATTTGAGCTTTTTTTTGACCTCATCGCGCAGCTTAATCAGGTAGCCGTAATCTTCGGAGACCAGGTTGTCGCACAAGAGTTCATAGGTGATGTTATCGGCGGGAATATCCCCCAGCGTCAGCAGCGTGCGGGCAAAGACCGCCACCGGCACGCCGGCATCCGACACGCCATCTTCCAGTACCGCAATTTCATCCCCGACCGTCGCCAGGCGCAGCTCCACGCGCTGATGCAACTTGCCGTCATACATAATGCCCACCGGCAGTGCGCCGGTGCAGGTGATTTTATCGGACATCGTTATTCCTCAACTTTATTCAGTGCGAAGGCGGTGATGTTGATACGCGCTTCGTTATCAACGGTGTACTGCTCTCCTACCTCGGTGACGAACACATCCTGGTAGGTGGTGCGCTTGCCGCTGCCAAGCGGCGTCTGGGTCAGTTTGGCGCCGGACACCTGCGCCCAGTTGATGCCGGTGTTCTTCGGCACCACGGCGGTGAGGGTCAGCTCCCAGGTGGCGATGCCCTGGGTGTAACCTTTCGCCCGCCCGGCGCTGTTCATGGTTTTCACCAGTTTTTTGCCGGTGGTCTCGCGCGGGTTAAAGTCGGTGACCTCAACCTCCACGCTGTTGATGTCCAGCACAATCGAACCCACGTATTCAATAGCCATGCTGGCCTCCTTACATCAGGTAAATGACGGCGGCGAAGATATGCAGGCCCCGCACCACGGCGGCGGGAATGCTGGCATCGGCTCGCGTTGCGTCCTGTTTGTCGCGGGTGACCACGAGCTGGTCTTTCAGCGCGTCGACGTTCTCCACAATCTCAAGCCCCTCGAGGGTGTACAGCACATCCAGCAGTTCGGAGTGGATACGTGCCAGGCGAGCATCGGTCAGCTTTTCACGCGGGAAGCGCTGGGTATAGCGAGTGCGGCACGCCAGGCGCACATAGTCGAGCGAACGCATGATGGTGATGTCCATCAGCGACCGGTCGGTGACGCCGGCGGCGTTCTTCACATAGGTGCTGACCGCCCGCACGATACGCACCAGGCTACCGTCCACCTCGAACGGCGTCAGGCCGTTCATCAGCGCGTTTTCCTGTTCGGTGCGGCCCGGCCAGTTATCCTGCGCCGTCACGTCCAGCCCCGGCAGTTGCAGCGTGTTGAGCGGACGCGCCGGGTCGGATTCGCCGGCCATTACCGCGCCGTAAATCGCTGCCAGCTCACCGTTTGGCAGCGCCGACCCCGGATGCCAGCCACAGGTAATGCGCGTGGCGTTCACTTTTGAGGTCAGCGTGGTGCCGGCGGCAAGCGTGCCATTCCAGCCGGTCACGCCAATGGCACCGCGCTGCTCCAGCGGGCCGGACACCCCGTTCAGGTGCACCGCCAGTTTCGCCAGGGCATCATCGCTGGTGTAAGGCAGCATGATAATGGAATGCCCTGCAGCCCAGACGGCACTGAACGCCGCGTCAAGCGCTGGGTCGCCCTGGCCCCCGGTCATGGGTTTGAGCGTGGCGGTCAGGCCGGCGGCGGTCACGGTGCAGCTCAGACCGCATTCGTTGCCTGTCGTCCCCGTGTTGCGGGCCGTCAGCACCAGCGCCTTGATTTTGGTCGGTTTGCCATCGCTGCCGTTCGGCCCGTCAATCTCACCGACCGTGGCGCTGAGCGGCAGGTCATCCTGCAGAGTGAGCGCACTGGCAAGCGCCGCCATCACGGCATCGCCTTTGTCGCCCTGGCTAACCGCGACCGACACCGGCGTGCCGCAGACCGTCAGACGTACCTGGCCAGAGCTGCTAGCGGTGCCGTTAATCACCAGCGAGCCGGTGGCGGCGACGCCGGCGGTCGCATCGTCCAGGCCAACGACCGTCAGCTGAATATACGGGTTCGCCCGGATAGCCGCGCGGGCCATGCGAAACGCCTGGGAGCCGCGCCCAAAATACCGCGCCGCCTCGTCCTCGCTGAAGACGTTAACCGGTGTCAGCGCATTCACACTGGCACTGCCGGTCAGGCGCTGACCGATAATCAGCAGCTTCTGGTCATTGGTTGCCAGCGCACGTGAGGCCAGTTGGGTATTGAACTCAAAGTATGCCCCCGGCTTATAAACCGGGTTCGGAATATCCGTAAACTGCATGCTCATTTCTCCGCCTTAGCCGCTGCGGCGACTGACTTTTCTGCGCTTTCGTCTGCAGGACGCACTGTCACATGCAGCAGGTCGCCATCCTTCAGACGGCGCTGATAATAGACGCTGTCCGCCACGCTCACCGGCGCGTCGTCGGTGATATACCGTGTCGGATTGTCTTCTTCCGGCACCCGGATGCCCTTGCGGGCGATAACGTCAATCATCGTCGTTACCCCTGTTCTGAATAATGTCCTCCGCCACCGGGCTGGCTGCACCGGGTGGGGTGTACGCCAGGCGGCTGCTTTCATGCCACGGTGCCGGCTTCTCGATGCGGCCATGCCAGTGTGCAAAGTCGGCATCCGGTTCGTCCGGCACCTCGGGGGCTGGCCAGTGGCCGCTCTGCAGCGCCTGCTCAACCCACTGCGTGCTGAATACGCACTCGTAGACTGCCACCGCCTTCTCGTTAAAGGCCGAGCCGGCAACCGGGCGTACCGTCTCAGGGCGGAAGTAGTCGACCTCAATCCCCAAATCCTGCCCGGTCAGCAACCGGCGCACGCAGCGGATAAGGCGATAACACCCCGGCTCATCAAAACCTGGCCCGCCGTGGCGCACCGCCTCGTTACTGCGCAGGTTGTAGTCGGCCACAAACACGCTGAACCGCCCGGAGACCAGATACTTCTCCCGCGACGTGCCCACCGCTTTTGTGCCGGTAATACCCGAGAACACCACGCAAACACCGGGCAGTTTCCTGAAGACCGTGCCGATATCGGTTGCGAGCACGTTCCAGGTCACCACCGGGCTGTTGACCATCTGCCCCAGTCCCTGCGACAGGCGGTCACACAGCGCCGTTTCAATGGTCGTTATCATCAGTACGCCCCTCCGCCAGTACGGTCACGGCTCCAGAGGTCATCGCCCCCGGAGTAAAACTCGACGGTGGGGGCTGACGCATCCACCGTGCTGCCATTCTCCGGGTTGCTGCCGATCCCCGCCTTGCCGTTGGCCACCAGTTTCAGCCAGCTGATGGCATCTTCATAACGCAGGCGGATCACCTCGTTGCAGGTATGCTCGTTACCGGTCAGCAGATAGCGGGCAATGTCGCAGCAGTAATCCCGCAGCGCGTCCGGCACTTGGGCCAGCGGCAGGCGGTAGCGGGCGCCGATATAGGCATCAATCCGGCTGCTCGCCGCCCGCAGGTGATACGCAATACGCTCATCATCCGCCTTGTCGCTGTGCCAGGGCGCGGAGACGCTGACGGCATCACGCTCGGTGAAGTACGCCCTGTAATCGTCCGGGGTGGCGTAGCGCATGGTTATTTCCCTGTGCCGGTCGAGCCGTAAGCCATCTGCCAGTAGCCGAAGGCTGCCGCGCCACGGGACTCCACGCCGAACTTGTACTCGGCCCGCATGAACACATCGTCAGAGTCCATGTTGGTCTGTGAGACGAAGTCCGGTGCTTCACGTTCCTGGAAGATCAGCGGCTTGAGCACCTTGGTGGTATCCAGCAGGAACCATTCGGTGTCGGTCGCCAGGTCAGGAATGACCAAAACTTCCGCCGCGCCCTTGTACAGGTTCGGTTTGCCGTCTTCGAGGCGCTCTGCTGTAACCAGCGTTTTGGCGACATCCTCCAGCGCCGGCGGTACGACCAGCAGGTCAGGCGTGATATTCAGCGGACGGTCATGGCGGTCTTTGAGCTTCTTCATGCGGGTGCGGGCAACCCCGAATGACGCTTTTGCCGCCTCCTGCGAGGCAACCGACAGCGGTGCGTTCCCCATATTGCTCCAGGCCTTCTCGCCAATCAGGTGCGTGGCGCTGAAGAAGGGCTGGCCGTCGTAGGCTTTTTCCTTAAAGCCGTTGGTCAGCAGTTTGAAGACGATTTCATGCGGCCACATGGCGGCACTTTC